TTCTTCGTTATAGACACGAGCGAGTCGACGACTCGAGAGAACTCGAATCGCAGCGGCCTTTGGGGCCGCCCCGGCAGTGGAAGTTACCACTCCGGAAGTGCTCGTGCTACCACTAGGATAGTTAGAAAGAAAATGCCAATCACTGCTGGTTGCCACAGGTCCGTTATCTTTAAGTTCCGACGGACGGGGAACACGCGTTTGGCCAGTTGCTGCTCTGTGGGTTTCGACGACTTGATCGTCATCCTCCTCCCCAGGAGGCGGCTGCGTGCCCTCCAAAGACACTGCCGCAGTAGAATTGAGAACTAACGGATTCATAACAAACCCGAAAGAGCAGTCATCACCCAGAGCATGATAGATCTGGACATTGGCTTCCCCCCCGAACATGTACGAAAGCGAAAAGGAGGGCAGGAGCGGGAAGGGGGACGAGAACATGGGTATTTCCACGTATAGGCGGTTGTAGTAGAACGGCACCTCAAATTCGATAACATGAGGAGCATTCAAACACGCCTGGATGTTCATACCAGACAGTCCTAATCCACCATCGTTCGGGTTAAGCTTGACCTGCAGGAAGTCGGACATATTGGCGTTCTGAGCAAACACCTTGAACCTAATCGAGCCTCGGAAATACTTGACTGAGCGAAAATACCTTTGCATGGGCAGGAATATACCAGACGTGTACAGATAACTGTTTACGTTAATGGTGACTCCGGCTGCTGGGACGTTTAGGCTGGCCATGAATGTGTACCGATGGAATAGCGAAACCCAAGACGACGTCTTCTCACCCATCTGCAATCGATCAGTGACTCGGAGCTTGGCTTCCATCAAAGGTCGAAAGGTCTCTTTGCGAAAGAACTCACGAATGTCGTAGGACACGGAGCCCACTTGCACCTTATAGCGCCCATTGAGACTAGGCGTATTTGTATCCTGAACAGTACCGTCGGTGAACGTACTATTAATGCGATCATAAGGTTGGGCGAACTCTATATCCGGACCACCCGCAATCCACACCGCAACAGCCACAAAGGCAGTCGTGGTGGTGCCCACTGATGTTATTGGGGTAACCAACTCCACCCGCAGGACGCCATTCACTTGGAACTCCGTTGTGTTATTTTGGTGCGGAATTGAGGTCTCCAGCCAGTCCCACTGTTTCAAGTAGGGCACCAAGAACGTAGTCATTGTGTCACCGTTGACATCAATAACTTTATTCACGACGTCACCACTCTCATCTGTGGGAACTGCAGTAGACACCGCTGAGGGGTTCCAGGAAATGCGAACCCTACAGGACACGAAACTGGACGTTGTGAACGCCACTAGAAAACGTATGCTCCCTCGCCAACTCTTAAAAAACGAAGCTGTGTGACCCAGATGAGTCATATAGTAGGTGTACAAAAGAGTCGTAGAATTGTACACACTAAGGCATGCTGAAGGATGCACCGTCGTCGTGTAAATGAGGTAACCAGCTGAGTCTGCACTACTAAAAGTTGCATTCGGTACAAGCAGACTAGGAAGCTGAGCTCTCCCAGTAACAGTGAACGAGTCATCACTCTCGCGATACACCTCCTGTGAATTGCTGACAGCATTCTCGGGATCAAGGGCTAGTTTAGAAGATCCATCTAGCCCCGCCGTCAGCGCCAAGGGCCAATTCGAACGGGGAACGTTCACCTCGCTGGCTATCAGGCTTGTTGGGTTGTTATACCCTAAGGCTCGAGTAACTTTTGAGGCTGCAAAGAGAGCAGTACCAACTGCAGCACCTACCTCACCAATCGCTGGAATCACGACAGAGGCAAATCCTAGGGCAGCACCAGCCTCCAAAGCGTTAGAGATTGTCCGATTCTCGGAACGCCCTCGTTGTTCGGCACTAGACTTGCCGACTTGCACACGGAATTTAGACTTGAGGCGCATCCTCTTGCTTTGGTTCTGTATGTCGAAGCCAGCAACTTCCGGGTGCACAAACTGCGCGAATATTGTCACCGTGACAGCTGGTGACGTACTCGAAACATCCTGCAAGCCGTGCAGCACAGCAACGGCCATGGTACCAAAGACGCCCGCCGAAGAACTCGACGTGTTGTCCATGTCCCAATACTGATCAGGAGACATATAAGGCATGAGCACCTCAACAGTTTCCATGGTATTGGCAGAGATGATCTTGTGCGGCAAACAGCTCATAGTGACTAAGTTCTGGAACGGGTTAGAAAAAGGCGTTGCTAAGGGCTTATAATGGGGACACCAGCAAACCAGCAGCTTCCCAGCCTGAAACACTGTCGTGCTCAGGCGAAATGTGACTTTGACATCTGCTCGAAAGTACTTAAAGTTGTCGATCTTATCGACTAAACTTGGTACCATCAACATTTGGGGAAATTGCATGTAAGCTTGGATACCTCCAAGAGAATCTGAACTATTCCACACGAAACTGAAAATTTCGTACGGACGAGACAAGATTGCTTCGAGTCCTTGATCAGGATAAGGGTCTGAGTTTGCGTAAACTCTTGCCTCAGGCTTGTCCGGCGCCTCTTGAACTCCAACCGTATCTGCGAATTGCGTAGTTTGAGTCGTCGTATTTTCAGCAGCTGTCGTGGGCAACCTCTCAGATCGAGAAGTTTCTCCACTAGGAGCATCAGATTCGCCAACTTGTGCACGGAAAAGTCTGGATATAGCACGCCTCTCTTTGTTCCACATACGTCTTTGTCTCCCCTTACCCCCATGGTAAATGAAGACTAGAACGCATTCATGCTTCGCAGGCTCATCACCCACTTGACACTTGAAAACTGGAGGGGCGGTTTCTTGTTTCCTAGTGCCGAAAGTCTGGTCTCTCCAGGTCGATCCGTTAGTCTCGCGAGAGGTTTGAACGTGGTGTTGCACCACCTCATTCATAACCTTACGTTTGGCTCTCCGCACTGACCTAGAGTCACCCAGCCTAGGCATTGCCCTCTCGGGGATCACTTGCGTCAATCCCTGAGCGGTCAAGCTGGCCAGGTATGGCGACATGCCACGATACTCATCACCTCTGATCTTTGCTTCCAAATTCTCAAAGGTTAGACTTGTACGGTGACCAATCGCCCGGAACTTCTCCATCCACTCTGCAAAGACATACTTGCCGTGCATAGAGAATTCCAACAGTGCACCATCCAAGGCAACTTTCGTCGCCTCGGCCAGGTCTTCACGCTTCGTCCAATACAAGGGTTGAACTATATCGTCTATCTTCATTGGGGCATACCACCATCCATTTCTCTGAACAAAATGTCGTTTTAGGTATGTCGCCTCTGAGACCGAACAATACGGTTGCAAATCCTTTTTCTTGTCCGCCATCGTGTAAACCATCCCGAACTCGCGCGCCACCTCGCCTACGTCCAACATGTCGAATTTACGATCCCTATCGTCAAATATCAACACATGGTCATCGCCGAATGCGCGCAGGGTTCTCGCCACCTGCTTCATTACCTCGCCTCTTTGACGGGCTACTTTTCCGAGTTTCCTCAGACCAGTCACCGCCATCACGAAGTAAACCACGAAACAATTTGCCACGGTAGTTAGAAACCACCCCGACGCGTTGCCCCGCGTACGATACTTAACATTGTCTGCCAAGTGGACCACATCAACCATGCTCCGCTCAATAATGAACTTTGCACGGGACCTATCCATCTCAGTATACGCTGCTCCGTACCAATTGGTCACGCACCAAAGAAACGCCTCCGATAATTGCCGGGGTATTGAACCATCCATGTTCTTGAAATCACCACAGATTGCATGTAACCCCGACAAATCTCGGCCAGCTATCATTCTCGTGACCATGATGTGCCAGCTGCTGGACGTTGGATCAAGACCTAAGTCTACAAACCCGTCATCCTGCCGCCAACGCACCATCTCATCAAAGAACGCCCCAAACATCCGCCGAGCTACCAGCAGGTGATTCCAGGGCGCACAATTGACGACTCGGGTTAGAAAAGCGGGTTGACCCTCTTCGCTCCAGACTTTTGCCCTAGGCAAACATTCATCTTTGAGGATGTCAGTAAACCATAAAGGCGAATCGTCTGTCTCGAATGGATACTTCCACAGCTTCTCACACCACTCCAACGCCCCAGGGGCCAGCGACAACGTGCCGTCGTCACTCGCCACAATCCAGGGCCTCTTGCCTTGACCGGGATGCTTCAGGCAGAACGGATACCCGGCCGACTTGTCAACATCCACCGGACCCAGGTACGGATATTGACCACGACCATTGAGAGCTTCCTCCCAGGACAGAATTCTAGGGTTTCCCCCAGGCAACCATCCCTTCAGGAACTCCACAATCTCAAGAACCTCAGGAACCAACGACGTACACACCTCTCTCTTGTGCTTCTTCGCGAGTGCCTTGTCGAACACACACACCTTCTCTCTCTCGGGAGTCCACCACACACCCAGGCGGGCAGGCATTCTATCCACAGGATGACCCCATGAATCAGAATACACACCCAACCCAGTACTATGTTTGGCACTACGACCGGAACTGCGAACCACTTGGGTCCTCGGAATCACTCCCAAGAACTCAAAGTTCTCGCACACAACTCTTTCCACAGGCCACGACGGTATACTCTCCGCATCTTGCACAACTCTCTCCACCACTTTCTCTTCAGGTACACTTCTCTCCGCCAGGGGCACCTCACCAACCTGGGCCTCCATCCTCAACGCTTTTCTCATCGAGGAGAGGTCTTCCACTGTGACATACACTCCAATCGCACTCATCGCTTTGTCACCCGCAGCATGGATACCTAGTATCTTGTAGGGCAGCCTATCATTATGAGAAATGTAGGGGCTACCGCAATCACCAGGCACCGTACGCAGG